CGGTTGTAGGCGCTGCTGTTGCGAAAGCTCACCAGCACCACCAATGCCGAACCCAGCAATGTCAGTGGCATGAGGGGCAGGGTGAATTTGCTGTTGAAGAACAGCATGAAATCGATGGTGACCAGTACATCCCAGATCAGCAGCCAGAACAGCGACCAGCCGATATAGCCGAAGGTTTTCACCACCAGGCGATACTTGCGGGCGATGATCTCTTTCACGCGGGGTACCTCGAAAGGGTGGGCATGAAGGATCGGACGCTGAGGGGCTGGCAAGGTTCTGTGCTGTTCGTCGTAGGGTGTAACTGGAAATGTGTGATCAGCTCAATGGAACGCGGCTCTTCGCGGGCGTTACCGCGAAGAGCCCTGGGGCAACATCACATGCCAGCAGCGGCATCGCACCCCCTGACCCACGCCGGATTCAAGGCTTGGCAACCACCGCCACATAGCCCTTCACCGCAGCAGGCACGGCATTGGGCTTGGTTTTGTGAGCCAGGTACTGGAACCGGCGCCATTCCTTGTCGATTTCACTGAATGACATGAACACGCTGACCCGCGCCTTGTCCGCCAGGTCTGGCCGGTTGCGCGCATCGATCCCCTCCTTGGCGATAAACGCGACGTTGATCCCGACCACCTTGCCGTCATCGGCAAACACCGGGCCACCCGACATGCCCTTGACCATCGGGCCATCGTGCACCGAATAGAACACGCTGCCAGGCGTGCCTTCCAGGCGCACCAGCGACTGCAGTGTGTGGCCCTTGCCCTGCACCGGCATCATCAGGCTGTTGAACCCGACCGCAGTCACCGACTCGCCTGGCACGTACTGGCGCCAGAGCGGCACCTGCGTGGCCTTGTGCTTGAAGAACACCACGTCACCAAGGCCCTCGTGGACCACGTTGCGCAGGAAAGGGGTGTGTTTGGCAGTCACCGCGTAGTCTTCGTTCCACTGGATGGCGGTAGCCATCAGCAGCATGGGCAGCGGCGCGCCCGAAGTGACGACGAACGCCTGATCGTAGACAGGGTTTGAAACGTAAGACGTTGGCATTCCATTGCACCCACTTAGCAGCATCATTGCTGCCAGACAGGGCACAGTTGTCTTCATGATTTGCACATGGGTTAAGAAATGGGAGCGCAAATATGGCTAAGAGCCATCATGCTGGCAATACTTTATGCATATACCTGACGAATGACATCTTAGGTAGGAGGCGGGATGATGGCCAATAGATTCCAGGCATGGCTGGAGGGCCCGTGGTCGTTCGGGTGGCGTCAAATTGGCGCGTTGCAAAGGGCTTGCAGTGATGGGCTGCCCAGGTTCGGATCATTGAGCTGCATTGAGCTGCATTGAGCTGCATTGAGCTGCATTGAGCTGCATTGAGCTGCATTGAGCTATATCCGACGACGCCCAGGGCATCGCCAGTCATCACGCCTCAGATCGCGCGGGCTCGCCGAGCCGGAATGGAGCCACGTGGAGTGGCCCCGTGATGTTGCGTGCGTGTCCATTCTGCCCGACGCATCAAGGCCCAGATCAAACGCCAGCCAAAAAAAAACCGACCATAAGGTCGGTTTTTTCCGGATCTTGGTGCCGAGGGAGACTCATATATGTGGTTTATGCGCCTATTTTGCTGGGCCGTTATGGTCAATTTGTATTTTCTACTCACAAAACTACTCACAATTCCCTACCTAGCCATAACGATGCCGCGATGCCATCATTTGCCCAAATATGGTTCAGGGGATCCACGTTGGAAGGATTCAATCAATTCCTAGCTGATTACAGAATAGGCGATTACGCCGGCATTTTTGGCTTGTTGGTGTCCGTGGTTGGCTTTATCTTGACGGTCAGAGCCTCCGTATCCTCCAAAAATGCGGCGGTTCAGACAAGATCAGTTGTCGAGAGCATGAGAAATGATCTGCGGCGAGTAGACACTGTCTCAGACTTCTCGACGGCAGTTGCGATCATGGAAGAAATTAAGCGTCTGCATCGTCTTAATTCTCTTCAACTATTGCCAGAGCGTTATTCGCAGTTAACCAAATTTTTGATTAATATAAGGTCGTCCAACCCTCTTTTGTCAGGTGAAGACCAAAAGCTAGTGCAGGGAGCGATTACTCAGTTCTCTGCTCTGGAGCGGTTAGTAGAAGGGTGCCTACATGATTCAGTTGAAAAAATAGATATGCCTACAATGAATGCTTTGGTTTCAAAGCAAATGGAGGCCGTACAAGGGCTTCTAATCAGAATTAAGGTTCAAATTGGTGGAGTTAGTGAATGAGTAATCATAAAATTTCAGCGATTCTGGACAAGATGATTCAGAAAACGACGAAAGGCGAGCTCGATTGGCAGTCGACTGAGAAAAAAGATACCTACCAGGTAGTCTTCCCCAGGTACTCTTTCAGAATTTTCGTCATAGATAAAGGGTTTGAGGAGGATGTTGTTGTTCAGATAATCAATCAGGACGGTAACATCCTAGATTCGTTTACTGACGCCGATATTCGTGACTTTTATGATCAGGCCTACGCCAAAATGCTAAGTCTGCATGCCGCTGCGCGCAGGAAGGCCATGGGGGTCGAGGACGCTTTGGATGAGCTGCTGCGTTCTCTTAACGAGGATGATGTGCCTTTCTAGAGCGGGCGGCATCTCCTAAGGAATCGCTCATAATCCTTTGGTCCACGGTTCGAGTCCGTGTGGGCCTACCAACAAAATCAATGGCTTACGCTTCCAATGCGTAGGCCATTTGTTTATTAACAGCGTTTTTCCCCGTTTCATCCCCGTTTTTGACCGATCACGCTGGTGGGATCGCTTTCGCAAGGCGGTTACGAGCGCTAAGCGGTGCACGAACCGCAGCGCTCGCTTGCCTAGGGAGGCAGGTGACCTCATTTGCCCTCAGCCTAAAGCTAAAGCAGAGGAGATACCGTCCCCTCTGTGGAGCGACCCCCTATGGAAGGCACAACTCTCGAAGAGCGTTGAGGAAAGTAATTATATCGTCAGGCACCTCCTCTTTGTTAAAAGCCTGTGCCACTTGATCCCTAGTAACTCCATAAACATCCTTCACAGAAGCTCCCCCTTGGATCATTAGCTCTTTGCCGCGAGCATCACGTAAAGGCATTACTACATCAGTTGCTTTGGTATTTGCTGGAAGCGCTAATCCGTGCATCTCCATAAAGCCTTTTATTTCATCAGGCTCTCTATTCGCTGCTCTAGCGATTACCTCTGCATTCAGTAGATAGTTCTCAACATGCCGTCTCCGCCACTTCAGAGCCTTGAAGCCTGGAGTATCGCCGGAATTAAACTTATCAAAAAGACTTGCTTCGACTGAACTATCGGCTTCGTCATCCCTGTCCCGTATGCTGAGTGCTTTAAGACCTGGAATATCTTTCCTCAGCTGTACAAACAAATGTTTTCGCTCAGATACTTTTCCTGGCCACGCCCAACACACCAGGTTCTTTGGCCATTCAATGCCAGACCTAGACGCAAATGCCCTTAAAAAACGCTCATCACTTGTACCTTCAACTATCAACATGCGCTGAGATTCGATAAGCGCATGCAATTTCGGCGTATGTATGGCTCCCACGCCCGCAAGTATTCCGACTTTATCTTCATCTTGAGAAAGGTACTTTCCTTTGCGGTCTTTTAAAGACAAAATCTTTGCGTAATCATAGCTTCTAATCAGGTCTGTCGAGTGAGTCGCCAAGAGGACCTGCTTCCCCATCAGTTCTGAAATATTCACAAGCTCAGTGCTGAGTTGTTGTTGCAGGAGAGTGTGGAGGTGAGCGTCTGGTTCATCCAGCAGTACCACATTGTATTCAGGGGACAGCGCCAGGGTGTAGACACTAAGCCACTGTAGAAAGCCACTCCCCTCGACCATCAGATCCCGGGAATTGTAATTGGGGAACCGGGTAAATTTACCGTCAACCATCTTACCTTTTGCACTTTCGACCTTAAGGTAGCTATGGTAGCGCTCGTTAAAGGGAACAACTTTGAGTTCCGTCCCAAATATCGTCTGCATTGTGCGCTGCAGAATTTCGTAAGGATCCGTTTTACGAAGGTTCTCCAGATCACTATTTTTGATTTTCGTCCTTCCTTCACGAAGCCTTAAGCGTTCTAATCTATTCTGCTCATGAAGTTCAAAGATTGCGTTCCTGATTACTCCCCCCGAAAGTCCTTGCCCAATAAGTCGCCCCCTCATAGCGGGGGTAAGCCGGCTCTCTCTGTCAGTAACACCTGCGAATGGCGGGAGGTAGGCTATCTGCGGAACATTGACATCGATAGGTGTTCCCTTTTCGTCTTGTACCTCCCCAAGCTTAATATTGGTGTCGGTAGCTTTCACGAACAATCTGTCGTTTGCTAATGAAAGTCCAATCTCAAGAAACCGCTCTTCGCCATTATCCAAATCCCAGACCACTTTAATCTTTAAAGTGTAACCGTCAACCTCATCTTTCTTTTGAGATTTGAGGTTCGTCCATAGATGGGACAAAGATGGGATATGCATTGGAGTAAAATCCACAATACCCATGCCAATGCCTTGTGACTTGGCTTCCTTGGTCCAGCTGCTCCGGCCCTTTTCGATCTCCAGCAATGTTTTACAAAATTGCCATGCTGCTAAAGCTTGAAGTACTGAGGACTTTCCCGAATTGTTTCCACCAACAATCAGCGATAGACCTGCTTTGAAATTAATAGACGTTGATGTGAATTGTTTGAATCGCTTGAGCTCGACCGTCTTGATGTACATGCGCGCGCCTCCATTTGCTGCGGAGATCCTAAACGCACCACTGGCCTTTGGCTAGCATCGTGAGGGCCAGACGCTCGAGTGGCTGCCCTTACCGAAGCTCTTAGAAATTGGAGGTTTATTGGCAGCAACAAGGAGAATTGGACTTTGAGGTGCTCTCAAATCTGAGGACACCCCCACATACCCGGAATCCGGGGCATGTAAAGTGATCCAGGCTCACTTTAAGCCTTGTCCTGGGCCACGATCGATGCCGAGATGATCGCCCCGCCCCAGCGACGATGGCCGATGCAGATCGGTACGGGTAGGCCGCTGGCCGTAGTGTTCTTGGCACTCCCAAAGGCGTAGCTCGCCAGGTTCTCAGGCGCCCCGCTGTGACTTAGCCCAGTGGCTTGGGGGCTGAGCATCTGCAGAGCGCCGCCCGCCACGTTAGCAATACCGGCGCCCATCAGACCGGCAGCCAGGCCCCCTGAGGCGAATGAAGCGGCGACGATCAGCGCCGCGCCGAGCACGGTTTGCAGCAGTCCGCCGCGCTTGCTGCCGTGAATGACGGGGACAAACCAGAGCTCCCCCGCGCCGCCTCGTTCCAGGTCACCCTCACCAATATTTTTGCCATTCTTGAATACGGCGAAGCGCAGGCCACGGCACTCTGCATCAGCCAGGTCACGGGCGAAGCCTGGATAGTTGGCATCCAGCGCTTTGGCGGCCTCTTTCGCGTCACCGCGGTCCAGCAGGAAGTGGTGGTGCTTGCCGTACTTCTTGCCCAAAAAGCCGCCCAGGCGGATTTTGGTTATCGGTGTGTAGTTGATCACGGCTTCGGTCATCACACGGCCTCCTGTGGCATAGCCAAGTGGACGCCCAGGCGCCGGGCAAGCATCTCGCGACACTGCAACGCCTCCAGGCGGATGGCGGCCTCTAGAGCAGGGCAAGGGTTCCAGTTGGGCGCATAGCTGCACATGGAAGCGCGAGCGCCGCGCAGTGTGCCCCGCAACAAGTCGGCGGATATGCGCGCCTCCTCTTCGGTGAAAAATACGCCATCGAGCTTCACCCTTTGGCCGGCCTGGACATGATCGACTTCCCACAGCAGATAGCAGGGGCCGCCTTTGTCTAGGGTGAAGGTGGTCACGTCGCAGGCTCGGGCGAAACGCTCTTGAAAGGTGGGTGGAGCTGGTTGAATGGTCATCAGGGGGAGCCTCCTAGGTGTTAACTCGTCGGTGTTAAAGCGTTAACTTTTCGGTGTTAAAGGTGTTAACCCTGTTAACGTCCGCCAGGTGGTGCTATCGGCTTGTATGCCCCGGTTTACGTGGCTTCCAGTCCCATGCACGTTCGGCATGGTGTTAACGTCGGATTAACATTTTTTGTTAAAGGGGGAAAAAATCTGTGCGTGGGGTCGTAGGCGGTCTAGGTCAGCGGACCTTCCAGACTTTCGACCCGCCCCCCCTCAGTAGTCCGGCGCTTTGTAAGGCGGCGCCGACCGAATCTGTTCCAGCGCTTCTGCTGCGCTCAGGCCGCTGGCCAAGAGGCGATCGATCTCTTTGCTCAACCGCTCACGCTCTTCCATCTGGCGCAGCAGGGCACGACTGTGAGCGATCTGGTTGAGCGCTCGTTGAATGGGCTTGGATAGTTGGGTATGGCTCATGGTCTTCTCCGGTGTGAATGAAAAGGCCCGCGAGTGCGGGCCAGTGCCAGATCACCCCACAAGGAAAAGGCAGGGCTCTGGCTGCTGCGGTTATGGGTTACGTGGCACTCACAGCTAACCCACGCTTGCGCTTACGGAGTCGGCGCACCGGTCAGCGTCACCAGGCGGGTGGCGGTAGGAGCGAACACCGCCAGGCCGGCGCGCAGCTCGGCCAGAATGGTCACCAGGTTGCGGCGGAAGTTGTCACCGTCGTGGCGGCTGGCCTCGACAGTTACCTGCTGACGGTCCAGCAGCGCGGCGGTGGTGGTGTCGAGGATCAGCGCTTTGCCCTGCGGCATGCCGTTGGTGACCACAACAGGTGTACCCCACAGGCTAGGCGGCGCGGGATCGCGTGGCGTGCCGATCACATACTGGCCATCACCATCCTCGGCCCGCTCGCTCTCGATGGCGAACCAGTCACGCGGGTTCATCACGATAACGTTCGGATTCCAGCCTTCGGCCTTGAGGTCAGTGAGCGCGGCGCCGATGCGGTCAACTGGCTGGCCGGTGGTGATCCCTGCGTCAGTGGCCTGGGCGTTGAAGCCGAGGATCTCGCCATCGCCGCCAGCGCCGGTGATCAGTTCAGCCTCCAGCTTCTGACGCACCCCCACGCCCAGCAGCAGATCCACTTGACCACTGAGCTGGTCATTGTCCTGCAGCACCTGCAAGCTTGCTGGAATCCAGGTGGCGATGGTGGCGATCTCGGCGCGCACCGGCTTACCCGCCACTTCACCCTCGGCCTTCTCGTCGCCTTCTTTCTTCTGGTAGGCCGCACCATTCAGGTAGCCATCGAGGCGGATGAACTCGTAGGTGGCGCTGGTCACCGGGATGACTGGCAGCACGTCGAGCAAGGTGAGGCGCGGCTGGGGAATGCCACGGATGCCAGCACCGTCACGCTGTGGTGCGGTTGGATAGCTGGTGGAATCGGCACCGCCCTTGTTCGGGTTGGTGATCGCCGCGCGGATGCCCACCTCGCAATTGATTTGCCCGGTGGACTTCTGGCGACCATTGCGCATTTCGCCTACGCCGTCTGCTTCGAGAACGCTAGCAGTGACGACGTTGCGATCAATACCGCTGCTAGGGGCTGCGCTGCCGTGGCGGCCAGAGGCGAGCTTCTGCTCGGTTTCCAGCAAGCGGGCGTTGAGCTCGGCCTGCTTGGTGTTGACCCCCTCTTTGAACTCGGTGATCTGCGCACCGATCTTGGTGATGGCTTGGTTCAGCTGGCTGACGTCCTGCTGATACGGGTCTGGCATAGGATTCTCCGGGGTGTTGAGTTGATGTCCTCTACCCTATGCGCGCACGCACACCCCGGTCAGCGGTTAACTTCGACGTGCTCAGTCGGTATCCGTCGCAAAGCGCACGATGTCGGCGATTTTGTAGAACCTACGGTTGCCCCGGCGTATGAATGGCAGTGGCGAACGACCCTCAGCAGCCAGGCGGCGCAGGTAGCTGGGGGCATATCCCAGCAGGTCTGCCGTGGCCGGCTCAGGCACCAGGCCACCAATCAGCGGGGTGATGCCGGCCTGGGCCAACCGCTGGGTAACGTCCTGTTCAACGTTGACCATGATTTACATGCTCCTCTGTGATGCATCCTGAATTTCGCTAGAGGCCGCGTAATCTGTGGCCTGTGTCGGATTCTGTGAAATTGCGTATCTCGGGTATGTCTCGCCTGTGAGTGCGCTCAACCCGAGCCCGTCTAAATGGTCGTGCCAGCGTTCGAGGGCTTGGCGCTTTAGCGCTTCGGCGGTGGTGTGAATGTAGGTCGCGTCCATGTTGCGTAGGGCGTGGTTCACCAGCATCTCGCCCACCAGGTAATCCACGCCCAAGTCCATCCAGCAGGTGCGGGCGACCTTGCGCACGTCGTGGCTAGTCCACTGGCGGTCGCTCAGTTCGGCAAACACCTGGCTCGCTGCCGTGGCACCCAGTGGCCCGCGTCGGCTGGCCGGGAACAGGTAGGCGCCTTGGTAGCCCTGGGCGGCCTGATGGGCCTGATAGCGGCTCAACAGCGCACAGGCCTGGCGGGTGAGTGGCAGGGTGTGGTTCTGCTTGGTCTTGGTGTCGTCGGCGGGGATGAACCACTGGCCCGCCTGCAGATCGACGTTGCGCCACAGCGCGTTGCGTGTCTCGCCCAAGCGGGTGCCGTGGCACAGCATCATCAGCGCCAGCAGGGCGTCACCGGGCCGCGCCTCGCTCCAGCCTGCCAGCTTGGCCAGCAGATCGGGCAAGTCTCGCTCCCGCAGCCGTGACGACTTGGGCTTGATCCGCACCGCGACGAAATCCCCGAAGCGCAACGAGCCCATGGGGTTCTGCTCGATCATCCCAAGCCGGTGCGCCTTGCGCATGGCCACCGCCAGCACGTTGAACACCAGGCGCACGAACGACAAGGCGTAGCGCTCCTGCAGTGGCCACATCAGGCGTTGATCGAGCGTGACCTTGCTCACCTCGGCTAGGGGCAGGTCATACAGCCGTGGCGCCAGGTGGCAGGTGATCGCCGACTTCGCGCCGGCCTTGCGCTTGGCCGACAGGTTGCGGTCGCGCAGCATGCGATCCAGGTACCAGTCCAGCAATTCACCGGTACGGCTCCAGGCGCTGGTCAGCGAGGATGCGTCGGCATCTGCGGCACGGCGCCCCAGGATGGCCGGCAGCGCTGTGAGCATGGCCTTGGTGGTCAGGCTGGGGAAGTCGCCGGCCTTGCCCCACTTGCCCCTGACGACAACGTGCCAGGCGCCCCGGGTACGGTCGACGGTGGAATAGCGAAAGCGTAATTCGGGGTAACGCGGGTCACGCAATTGGCGCACCGGCTGGCCGGCCTGCTTGCGAATCTCGGCGTCAGTGAATGTGATGTGTTTGGTGGTCATGCTATGTCCTCAAACTGAGGGTGTCGTTGCACCGAGCAGGGCCAGATGATCCGAATCAGACCAAATGAGCCGATTCGGATCAGGACGCCACTGTGTAGAAAGCAACACACCGTGGCGTTTCCTACACAGTGGCAAACGTGGTCGGGGCATCCGATACGGTGGGAAAATCCCATGTTTTGCCAAAGCGGGAACTCCCGCCCACCTCGCCGAACGCTCGCCGATCGCTCGTCTAGATGTCCTCTGGGCATCGTCACGGCCCCACCTCCGCGCCTGGCCAACGCACACGCACATCGGCCAAGGCCTCGTCGCGGGTGATCGGCTCACTGATCATGGTGAATGGCCGGCACCCAGGTACCAGCACCGTCCAATTACAGCGGCGCTCAAGGCCGTCATTCGCGGCCAGTTCCGCCAGCAGCGCCAGCCGGTTAGCTTTGACGTACTTACGCACATCGTCGGTCAGCTTTGAGGCGGGGGAGATGCGCACCCGCATACCTTGCTTCTTTGCGGAAAATCCACGTTCCAGCAGGTAGTCGAGCGCGGCCATCACAGGTCCTCCGCGTCATCATCTAGCAATGGAAACGACGCGCCACCCGGCAGCGGATCTTCGTGCTGATCCTCCCACTCGTGCCCATTTTCGTTACTCGTGCCCACGCCAGAGGATGGGCACGAGTGGGATTCTGAGGGCACGAGTGGTTGAAAGGGCGCGAATGAGCCACCCGCTTGGGGTAATGACCAGAACGACTTCACATCCTTTTTGTTGCCCGTTCTGGCGGTGATAACAGACAGCTTTTCCCTGGCCCGACGAATCTGCTTTTCGGTGTAGCCATTGCGCCTCATCAGGGCTTTTGCTTCATTACTTTCGAGGGGGTTGTCCTTTAAGATCCGATATAGGCAATCGCTGGGATCATCTAGGTCTTGTGCCTCCTCATCACTGGATGCCTCCGCTTCTCCCAAGATCTCCCGGGCGCTACCTTCGATGGCTGCGCCCCACACCACGCGAGTGGCTTCGATCCCATCTCCGATGGCGCATGGCTCGATGGTGTAGGAGACACCTCCCTCGTCAGCGCCGATGTTCGACTTCGCTCGCGCCAGCACGCGTTGGTCGGAGTCTTCCTGCTTGGCAGCTACTAGTACCGTGCGGGCCAGCGCCGAGAACGCTTGCGAGCCAATAACCCGATCAGCAGGCGACGAGCCAGCGCCACCCTTGGCAAAGTGGGAAATTCCCACCACGGCGCAAAGGTTCTGCTCGGCGAAGTCCACTACGCCTTGCAGCGCACGACGCACGTCATTGGCCTTGTGCATGTCGCCCTTCACTGCGCTGACGATGGGGTCGAGCATCAGAAGCGAAACACCGCCAATCTCGCTGGCCGTCTCACGCAAACGGACAATGTCGTTGGCTGGGTCGAATGGATCGGCGTCGCCTCTGGCATTGGTGAGCCCCTGGATGATGTAGACGCGGCTCATGTCAGCGCCAGCAGCGGTCAAGCGGGGGATCAGCGTATCGGCTGGATCATCCTCACTCGACCAGATGAGTGCATTACCCGGCTCGCTACAGCGGCTGCCATCGGGCCAGCGTCCACCAGTGGTGATGGTGGCGATCAGACCGATCAGCAGCGTGGTCTTCCCGGTACCGCCAGCGCCGGCGAGGATGTGCAGCTTTCCTTTGGCCAGCCAGCCGGGCCACAGCCAGCGGATGGGAACGGCCTTGATTGTCGACGCCTTAACCGCATTAACGCGCCATAGGGGGGTTACGTTTTCGCGATTGATGGGGCTAAGAGGCTCGGTCCATTCTTGTGCAAAGCGATCAGTAGTCATTTGACCCCCAGGCGCAGCTTGGCGAGGTTGAAGCGCGCCAGGTCGTCACCCTCCAACTTCCCTTGTCGCTGGAGAGGGTGGCCGATCCGATAAACCATGCGCTCATGTTCAATTGCCGCCTTACTTGGGCGGCGCCGCGGTTGTTTATCGCCGGGAAACAAGTCTCGCAAATCCAGACCAATTGCCGAGACAATCTCTTTTGTTGTGCAGCCGGCCCAGCATTTGAGCAAGACGACACCGTCCGAAGTTTCTCTAATGGCCAAACTGGGGTGCTTGTCATTGTGTGCGGGGCAGCAAGCTTTCCACTTGTCGGCGCCAGCAGACTTAACTTTGTCTAGTCGGTTAAGCACTTTATCCAGGCAAGCCGATCCCATCGGCGCATGTGCACCGTTTTGGATGTTCATGGTTATGCTCCGGGTTTGACTTCGGACAAGTGGAGAGTCGCGGCAGCGCCAGTGTCGGACAAGTTGCCAACGAGACTGCCTAGGCTTTCGAGGAGCCAGCCTATATCAGTTACCGCTACAGGGCTCAGACCGGTTTCACCGTTCGATGCTGTACAAGCCAATAAGTGGCCTATGCCTGATATCCCATGCGCGAGTACCGACACACAGCTTTCAGTCGCATGCTCTGTCGCTCTCAGCTGACCGGGAGTCATGTTCTTCAGCGCTTCGTGGCGTGGTAGGAGATCGTTCCAGTAGCTCATTGCACACCCCCGACTTCGTTCGCGCTGTAGCTATAGCCGATGTACCGGTGCCGCCAGCAAAAGTTCTGCGAGCCGAGTTTGACGTTATCGAGCTGCGCGTAAAGGTCTTTCGAGATCGGATGCTGCTGACCAAGAGCCGGGATAATCATCGCCGTAAGGATACATTCGAGCTTTTTGAACGCCTCCCTGGCTTGGTTTTGGTGGTGGCATTCGAAATCGGCGAGAACGGCCGGCTCCAGCATTGTTTGCTTCGGGCCACGGATCATTGCGCACCTCCTTGGGCTTCCAGGGCGCGGGCTTGATCCATGTGGTGGTTGTAGCGCTTCAAGCGGACGGACAGGGACGAGTTTGCGCGAAGGGCGCTGAGGGCCATCTTGCGGTGAGCAAGAGCACGGATTTTGGACGGAATGAGGGTGTTCATCGGTTCAGCTCCTAACGTTGAGGAACTGCCACGGATCGTCGCCAAACGATTTAGGGTGGCAGCTGTGCGCAGGTTGGCGAACCGGGACGTTAGGCACCCGGCAGACCCGAAGGTCTCCCGCGCACAGCCGCCATAAACAGGATGTGCGGGCACAAAAAAAGCGCCTGCAATCATCAAGGGGGCGCTTGTGCGCCTAACAGTAATCGGGTCGCCAAACCCGGTCGCTGAATTTGCAGCGACAGATGGACGATACAGCGAGCGCTGAATGGGTGCAAGTCCTACTCGTGCCCATTTTTTCCACTCGTGCCCATCCCTGTGCGTGGGCACGAGTGAGAAATTTGGGCACGAGTAAGGAGAAAGGGTATCAGTAGAGGCGGGGTAGGCCATCACGCCACCTCGCCACGGCTGGCTGCGATCTGCTCATCGCACCAGGTGTGAATCTCGGCCTCGATCCACACGACGCACTTCGGGCCGAGCGTGACTTGCTTTGGGAAAGCGCCATTGGCGATACGGCGGTAAATCTCGGTGCAGGACAGGCCGGTGATCGACTCAACGTCCTGGCGCTTGATGAAGCGGCGAGCGGGTGGGGTGATTTTGGTAGGGTTAGCCATCGTCTGCGCCTCCGTGGGCGTTTTGGGTAGTGATGGCTACGGATTTAATGGCAAGGGATGGTGTGACATACAACGCTGACATGGTGACGTGTCAGTACGTCACCTCCAGCTGTCATCGCTCGGTAGGAGCATCGTCAGGCCTTATCGCTGCAGCAAGCGTGTTGGTAGTCCGATTCGGCCCATCCATCCCTAATAACTCAGCTATAAAATTCGAAATGGTCTTTTGCAGCGGCGGGCGCTGACGATCGAAGTCAACCCAGAAGTGTTGAGCGGCTTTCTGCATCGCGCTCAGTTGCGCATTGGTATAGGGGAATCCATGCCCAACTTTTTCTGGTTCTGGCCCCCCCTTAAGTAGATTCAAAGGGATGTCTGTCACTAACATCGCACCTTTTCCAGGCACCCAAGCAACACCGTGCTCTTGAATAAATTCCAACCAAGGGCCAGGCTGGAAAACAATGAATTCGTCACCGACATTTTCTGTTGAACCATCTTTTCGGTGGCATTCAACGGTGCCAGGGAATGCGCACCTGTCAAAGTAATTAATGATCGATCGAATGCTGATGGAATACTGCTTATGAACTCTCTCTAGATTTTTCGGGGTGCTTACCCAGCAGACTGCTAAAGGGAGGAACTCTTCCCTTGAGCGTTCTGCAATCATTTGAAAAAGCTTATGTAGCTTCATTACTGCTTCAAGCTTGCTGCAATTTAACTCGCCTGGACCGGCTTCGATTACCATTTCTTGGAGGGAGATAGCATCGCCCCGAACCCCAATTACATTGTTAAATTCAAGGCTCATTATGCTCTCCTGAACGGTATAACATTATCACCAGCGCAAAGGGCGTCGATTTCGTCTGCCCAGTTCTGCATCATTTCCCGCCGTTGCTCCAGGTAGTGCGCATGGTTGTAAGTGTCGCGGATCGAGTCTTGGTCGCCATGGGCCAGTTGCCGCTCAATCCAATCCCGGTTGTAGCCTCGGGTGTTAAGGCTGGTGCTAAGCAGGTGGCGGAAGCCGTGGCCGGTCTGGCGCCCTTCGTAACCCATAGTGGATAGCGCCTTGTTCACCGTGTTCTCGCTCATGGGCCTGGACCTGTCATTGCGCCCAGGGAATGCGAGGGGATAGGTGCCGGTGAGCTCGTGCAGGGCACGCAGTAGGACCACGGCCTGGCGTGGGAGTGGGACGATGTGAGGACGCCGAGCCTTCATCCGTGCTGCAGGGATCGTCCAGGTAGCTGACTCCAGGTCGAACTCGTCCCAGGGTGCTAACCGTAGCTCGCCGGGTCGTACTGCCGTTAGCAGCAGCAGGCGAATGGCGATCTTGCTGGTGAGGTCGCACTGGGCTGTCTCCAGCTTCTCGAGCAGCGCGGGCAGCTCGACCTCCGATACGTGCGGATGGTGGCGAGTGCGCGGGGCGTGCGCGGCTACCACGTCCAGGTCGGTAGCGGGGTTGCCGGGCACCACACCCTTGGCCAACCCGAAGCGGAATATCTGGCTCAGCCACTGGCGAACCTTGCGGGCGACGTTGAACGCCTCACGCTGCTCGATCTTGCGCACCAGGTCTACCAACTCGGGGCGCTGGACCTCGGCAGCGGGCCGCTTACCAATCACCGGGAAAATGTCTGACTCCAGGTACTGCAGGGCTTTCGACGCGGTGGCCGGCGCCCATCGTGGCTGGTTGTAGTCGTACCACTCCCGCGCAAGCGTCTCGATGGTGAGCGCCTGGGCAGCCGCCGCAGCCTTTTCCTGCTGTTTATGAGCGCTTGGGTCAATGCCCTGTGCCAGCAACTTGCGCGCGGTATCCCGGCGCTCTCGGGCTTGGGCGAGCGTGACGGCGGGGTAGGAGCCCAGGCCCAGCATCTTTGCCTTGCCCTCGAAACGGTAGCGAAGGCGCCAGAGCTTCCCGCCAGCGGTCGTAACTTCAAGGCAAAGGCCTTGGGCGTCAGCGAGGCGATAGAGCTTGTCGCGGGGTTTGGCGGAGCGGATGGCGGTATCTGTGAGCGCCACGGCTATTCCCTTGCAGTGCCGAACCGCGCTGGATTGCGGTCGGTGTGTGAGTAGGATTCTGGACCGAACTCGTCCTACTCACAAATCTACTCACATACTTGCGGGCTTACAAGGGAACCACTGGTAACGATGAGCACAAAAAAACCGGCCAAGTGGCCGGTTTCTCTGGTGTTCCGGGTCTGGTAGGGACCGCTTGGAACTATGTGATGGTGCCCCGAGGGAGACTCGAACTCCCACTCCTTTCGAAAACGGATTTTGAATCCGCCGCGTCTACCAATTCCGCCATCAGGGCGTGTGGCGCGCAGTATAGAGAGGTGCTTGAGGTCGGTC